TGATCCTGCCCCATAAAATAATACTATAATATCTTTTTTATACTGCCATGGATAATAATAAAACTCGTGCACTTGATTGAATATTAGTTTTTTCCATTCTGCAATATAATACTGAACTAACATACCTGAATCACAATACATGGTAATATTTGCTTCTTTTGCATCTTCTTTATCTACAGGTACGTTATAATATGAAGTTACAGCACGAACATTTGTTGAGTTTTTAAAGCCTAATGGTGCAAAATGAATAGACTCAACTGTTGGATAATAAGGATAATCTATCAAATGAGTTGGTAAATTCATTTTAGGCATGATGACTTCCCAGCGATTATCAATTTGTTCGTCTGGCATCATGTCTACGGATAATTGGCTTCTAAATCTTAAACTCAATTTATATTCCTTTGTTTATATAGAACTATTATTATTTCTTATTTTGTGCTATTAATTTCCCAGCTTTATTGCCTTCTCTGGCAGCTATTCCTTGTGCTAATCTCTCTAATTCATCATCATCAAGATCTTCTACTGTTTTATGGTGTACATCTATTCCATAACGATCTCTTAGAAAGTTAGCATAACCACGTGAATCATTATTATCAGAAGATGGAGCATATATTTCTTCTATCATATGTGCTATATCTCTTTTAGATCCATCTTTTCTATATGAGAATCTTCTTTCCCTTAGTTTGCTTTTTAGGGCTTGTTTGCCGGCTTCTTCTGATGGAAATATGCCAAACTTGTGACCTTCTTTATCTTCCCAAACACCAACTGCACCAGCTTCTTTTGCTTTTTCTAATGATGAGAAACTTAGATTTCCGGGGTTATTTGTTCTCCAAGCTTTATTGCCACCTTCTTTAACTACAACATTACCATCTTTATCTACATATGTGACTGAAAGGTTTTTTCTATCTGTTTGAACTTCTACAATGTCACTACCTTTCATATCATTAGTAATAACACTTTTGTATACATTCTTTACAGGAACTATTTCTAAATCTTCTCCTCTTGTTATATCATCAACTTTACCATAACCCTGCTCTTGACGCATCCTTTCATAATAAAGAGCTCTGCGTTCAGCATAATCTTCTTCTGCTGGTTTTCTTATGATTTGTACTGTTTTTATTCCTCTAATACCTTCGGCTTGTCTTACTGCTGCACCACCATAATGCCTACGACGTAAAACTATTTCTGGATTTTTTCCTATATTAGAGTATCTGTTTTGCATACTTTATAAGCCCAATAATTTATTTTCTGAATACCAATCATAATTAAATTCAATATCAACCTTTACAATATCTGAGCTACTTGGATCTATTTTTATTTCACCAATTCTTGTTGGATAAAAGCCTCTTAGATATATTGTTTTATTTGAGTGCATGTTTGGTCCACAGATTTCAACAGAGGCCATAGCAATATATAGATTTGAAGGCATCATTACACCGGTCAAAGGATTCATAATATTATCACACCAGTCTTGAATTGTTTGTAGTACGTTACCATTCATATCTTCTGCAACTGTTACTTTCCATGTACCTGATTTATCTTGAATTGTTGGTCTTCTTCTATAATGGTTGAAAATCACAGTATCAGTTGTTTTTATTACAGTACCAGGAATAGTAAAAGAAGTCGCTCTAAGCTCAAAATCTTCTTTTCTAATCATATCATTGCCAGCTAAAGCCAACATAGCAGTTCCCAATCCTTTTGAAATATGAAACTTGCATTGATATTGTCTTAGAGGATCTGATAAATGATTGATTGATTTTATTGATGATAATGCCATTTTAAAAACTTTTTTTGGGGGGATTTTTACAATTAAATAGAACTTATGCAAAAAATAAAAATCCCCACTAACTGAATTATGTTAGCGGGGAGAACAGACAAATATAAGAAGGAAAATATTATTGGAAAAGTTATGTTGGTCTGTTTTATTCTTGTTCGTCTGCCATTAGGAAGTATGAATAGTGGAATGTACAATTCATTGTTACTGGATCAGAACTTGATGGATCAATATCACCATCTACAGACACTTCTGTTGGATAAAGCATTTTTAGTGTAAATGCTTTTTCTGCAGCGCCTGCTGGTTTTGGATCATATAGATCTGGATTTAGTAGATTTACTTTTGCACTTGTCATATAATTTTCATGCAAAGCAATTGTACCAGCAGTGAAATTGTGAGCTAATTGCATCCATTTTCTAAAGCCATCTACAACATCACCAGACCATACTTCAGTAAATTTTACTGACCAATCGCCTTGACGGGTTTGTTTACCTGCGAATTGACGATGGTGACCACCCCACCACACTTCAGTTTTATCCATTGTTACTTTTGGAATTGTGAAAGATGTGGCACGAAGTTCAAGTTGTTCTGCACTAAAGTTGAATACGCCAGCTGGTAATACAATATTGAAGTCTATCAAAAACTTTTTAATAGGATCATTCAAATTGTTTATAGATTTTACGCTATGAATACTCATCGTTTATTTTCCTTTACTTATTTGTTTATTATGCGTTTGAAGATACTGTAACTTCTGCGTCTGCACCCATCACAATTGTGTTCAAAGCAATAAATTCTGTTGTGTATACTGGCCACAAGTAAATGTCGATAACCATTTGATTTTGTGAGATTATATAAGCAGTATTGTTAGAATCATCACAAACAACTTGATAACGAGTTAGACCACCACCATTTAGAACTTCATCCAAGAATTGTGAGAACTGTAATGTAACTTGCATACGTTCAAAAGCTGTGTTGTTTTCGAACAAGTGGTATCTTGCAGCTTCACGTAATGTTGTTTCAATATAGATAACTGTACGAGAAACATTGATGCGATCTAATGCAGATGGTTTCATTTGTAATGTCTTTTGACCCCAGTTTGCATAACCAGCAGCATCTTTTACACCACAATTCAATTGATTTTGATACAATACACCGCCTGTATCTTCGTCATAGTAAGAAGTTAATCCTGTAGGAGTAACAACTGCTGATGTGTAGTAACCACGGTTTGGACCAGCTGCTGCAATCCAAGGTTTACCAGCTGCACCCATAATCTTAGCAATATATGCTGATGGGCACATGTTGAAATTACGTTTACCTTGAACAGCATCATATGTTTTTACCCAAGGAGTAAATACAGCGCCACGATATGTGTTCATACCATTGCTATTTTTTCTCCAATCTAACACTGCATCAGATTCTGTTGCTGTTGATGGAACATCGAACAAGCAGAAGCAATCACGACGTTTTTCTGCAACTGTCAACATAGCTTGTTGATATGAGTTTTCTGCTTCATTGATATAACCACAGTTCATCAACAATGTTACTGTTGTGCGTGTACGATCCAAGAACAAATCCCATGCTTTTACCAATTCTTTCATTTCTGGATCATCACCTGATGTACCATGATCAACTTTGTATGTTCCAAATACTGGAGTTGGATTTTGTGCTTCAATATTTGGATTTACAAATACTTGAATCTCTGTTGAACGACCATTGATAACATCTTCAATAAATGTTGAGTTACCATATTGATCTTTGCCAGGGAACAATGTTACATAGTTGTAGTTTTCAACTGTTTCCATTGTTTTATCTTTAGCTAATTTAACAACAACTGAGAAACTTGTTTCGCTCAAATCTGGATATTTGATCAAGCGTAGTGTATCTGGATTTGCTGGATCATGTGATTCTGAATCATTATAAATAACAACGTCTGATCTTTCTTTATTATAAATATCAATTGTACAACCAGTACCTGTCCCGCCTGTTGTTGAGAAGCCTGCTGATACTGATGATGGTATTAGTTGAGTATAATCTGAACCAGTCATTACAACCACACCAGAAACTTCACCACCAGCATTTATTTTTGTTACTTTTACTTGTAAATCTGTACCAGTTGATAATGTTGCGCCAGTCAATGTCAACACATCACCAACTTTATATTCTGAACCACCTTGATTTACTTTTGCTGTGTAATAATAACTTTTACCAATTGAATCTACAGTGAATTTTTTAGAATAAGTTGTAACTTCGCCGGTTTCCATATCTGTTGTATCCCATTGTGGGCATGTAACGATAATTGTATCGCCTGCAGCGATTGTTCCTTCGTCTGCGATTGTTACTTTTACTTGGTTGCTAGCAATAGTTGTTTTTAGTGTGCGATAAGATTTATTTGTGTTAATTGTTGAGTCTTCAATTTGTACACGAACATCTTTATTGTTTGGATTTTGTGAAACAATCTTGAAGGCTGTTGTTGTATCTTTAACTACTACATCTTGATCGTTTACATATTCAAATAAGGATCCAGAGTCTTTTAGGGCTGATTCAACATTGGCAATTGTCAAACCATTTTCTGGTTGAGCGACTGTTTGGCCACTTAGACCTACAAATGCTTGACCGTAGCGAGCTGTTTCTTCATTTACAACACGTACTACATAATGTTGACCAATTGAATCACCAGCAACGGCTAATGAGTAACCCATATAGCCATACTTTGGATTGATTTCACCAAAACGATCAATATAACCTTTTTTATTGGTTATAAGTGTTGGTGTATTTATTGGACCAAATTCAGCTTCACCAACATAAGCGCATGAAGTAACAGAATTTGCATTAACAACCTGAGATAAATCAGTAATGTTTGGGTAAACGCCTGGAAAATTTCCTACTATTGCCATTGTTGTAATCCTTATTTATTTTACAATTTCTTATCTATAGAACTCACAAGGTTTTTTGATTCTTTGTTGCCTTGAATAGAGTTTTATTCTTCTTCTTTATCTGTTTGCTCCTCTTCTGATGAACCTTTTGAAACTTCATCATCAGCCATTTTTGCACCGTTTTGATACAAACTTGCAATTAGTTCATCAATTTGTTGTAGAATTGCATCCATTGGTTGTGTTTCTAAACCAGCGATATTCCAATTCTTTTTGGTTTGTTCTAATTCAAATCTCATATCTTTTAGAGTATGAATTTGATCATCAATTTCATGAGGAATGTCATTCATAGTTGCTTCTAACATTGTAGATTCTTTTTTATCATATGAATTAACAAGATTTTCTAAATTTTTTATTGAACATCTGCAAGGAGATTCACCGCATCTTGGACATTTTTCTTTAGATTTGCATTTACAATCTTTATCACCGCAACCACATTCTTCTTTTGGTTCTTCTTCTTCATTTGATAATTCTTGGGCTAATTTTTCAGCTGCGTCTTCTAGAGGATAGAAAACAGCACCATTTGCTTTTACATAGTCCATAATTCTTTGTTTCAATTCACTTTGTGATAAAGGTTTGTTTTCAGGAGTTTCTTCTATAACCTCTGCTGGCTTTTCACCTGATTTGATTTTGTTCCAAATCTTTTCAACGACTTCTTGTTTTTCGTTGTCCTGTAGATCATCAAAACGTATATCTTTCATTGCAGCTAAATCTGAAATATAATCAGAATTCATTTCACTCATGCGAGTAATGTTTTTATATTCTGCAAGATTTAGATTATTAGCAACCTTATTAGCTATAAGTGTTGTTTTCTTTACTGCTTCAATAACTAATTCACGAAATGCCATAGTTTATTCCTCTTCTAATGATATAATTGGTCCCTTGTTTTGACCCCAGTCATTCTTTTTCCAAACTACTCCTGGTGCACCATCATACTTTAAATTCTCCAAAGCAACTTTTAGATGGATTACACGTTCCCAAGCTGCATATGTTTTTAGTTGATCTTTTATTTCTTCTAATATTGCAACATCTTGATCAACATCTGATTTAAATTCTTCTTGTCTTGATAGTTTTGCATCTGGTAATTGAGATATTGCTGT